CGTAATGAAGCTAGTAGTGCAAGAGCAGCTGCATCCAATGCGAAAACGCAAGGGCGATTGCAAATGCTTGGTACTATCTTGAGCGGTGCATCTAGTATATATGGGATGAAACAACAATATGCAGGTGGTAAATACACAACTCAATATGGCGGTGATGTAAATGGTGTAACAGAAAGACCAGTTAAAACAGTTAAGAAAGTTTGGACTTTTAACGGCAGGTAACTATGAAATTAGTTAATTATGAACAAAATGAAAGATTAAATACAGTTAATGGTGAGTTTAGACCAACGATCAATGCAGAAGCATATGGTGTTAACCAAAACGGAATTAACACATTTGCAAAAGCATTGGATGATGCATCTAAAACTTGGCTTGAAATCGACAAACAGAAAGATTATATCAATGCTACAAATGCTATTAACGAATTTAATCAAAAAGTAACTGAATTAAAATTTGATAAAGATAAAGGGTTAATGTACCAAAAAGGTATGAATGCGCAAGGGATACTACCTACATACCTTGAGAGTACACAGAAATTCCAAAGCGAACTTGCTGCTAAATATAACTTGCGTACAACTGATGCGGTAAACGCTTTCAATAAAGCGGTTGAAACATCAAAAACAAACGATTTGGATGGTATATCTAGGTACATGAGAGGTCAGTACGAGGATGCATTAAGCACTGCTACACAAAATCAAATCAATAACTTGAATAACAATCTGTTACAAACGAATGATGTTAATCAACAAATGAAAACATTAACATTAACAGGCGATTTAATAGAAGCAACTGGTAAACAATTAGGGCTTGATGATGAACAAATAGCATCTAAAAAACAACAAAACTATGATCTTAATGCTAAAACCTTATTAGATAAAACTGTTGCTGATAATAATTCAGAAACATTGGATAAGCAGTTGACTGCATTAACTGGGCTTGCTAGTGAGAATGTATTAACACCATACAGGAAAATGTACCAACAAATGGGTATAAACAAAATCGCTAACAATGAAAACGATTTCGGCGCAATTCGATTGGCTGCAGGCGATGATGTAAATCGTGGTATGGACATTATTGGTTCACGCATACGTTCGCAAATGGAAGCCAAAAACAAGGAAGCCATGCAGTCAGGTGTTGGTGCTAATCAACATTTATGGAAGCTAGCACAATATGCACATAATAAGTATGGTATCAATACAGAAATTGCATATAGGCAGTTGTATGCAGAGGGAACGATTGGCGGTGAACTCAGTAGGCTGGCAAAAGAAAATCGTAACTATGCAGGATTAACTCAATCAGAGCCTAATGGAGAAGATAACAAACAACCAGATGGAACGAATTATTACAAAGTGTATAATTCCGATGAAGAGTTTGTGGATGATTGGATTGAACACTATATTAAACCGAATGGCGCAGTCAACGCACAGAGTATAGATGAATACGCTGACAAGTTAAAAGCAGGTGGATATTATGGCGCAGATGCAGGCCATTATAAAGAATTAATGCGCAATGCACCTATGACTAAAGGCGGTCAACCTGTTTATTCTGAAGATCAGATTGAAAAGGCTGTTAAACAAGGCCGTGAAAATTATAAAGGTTGGCTGACAATGCAAATGAACATCGAAGCCAAGCAGGCTAAAGATAGAATTACTGCAGCTAAAATTGTATATAACCAATTAATAGCAAAAGGCGATTATGTAGGTGCATCATCTTACGCACACGCACAAGCAGCAGGCGCACAGACCGATATGGAAAAGGAAGCGTGGAGCGGTACAGAAGCATCAATGCGACCTAAACTTGATTCTATGTATGAAAAAGGCCTTAAACTGAATGCAAAACAAAAGTTTGAGTTAAAAAAATATGCTGAAACTCATACATACGAAGAAACACTAGCGCACGCACAGAGAGTGTACCCTGATAAAGTTGTTGATGATAGCTTTGATGAAGTGTTGCTTGAAGCAAACGATAACCGATTAAAGGCCAACAAAATTGATTTAACACCTTATGATAGCGAAATACAAAGTGCGTTGCCTGCTGACAAATCATTGCGTTCAAGTTTTGAATATGGTGTTAAACAAGAGATGTTAAGTCGTAAAGCTGACTTTGAAAGCAAACACGGCAGAGCGCCTACAGAAGCAGAAATGCATGATATATTTGAGGGCGCATTGGCAACACAAACATTACGAAGTACGGAAAAACCATATTTCGGTGATGGTGATGATTATAGCGCACCTATTAGCGCGGCAAGCAATAGAGCGATGGGTATTGTGCATGTTGAACCTGTTGGTAACCATTATGTGCGTGTAACATATCAAGATGGCTCAACAAGAGATATTTACGAAAGCGTGTATAACAACATGCAAAGAAGATATAACGATAACGGAGATTAAAAATGGCTAAACAAACACTTGAACAAGAACGGCAAGAAGCACTAGCTGTACAGAATGGCTATGTTAAAACATCACCATCTTTTAGTGCTAGTGCTGGTGTTCAGTCTAAACCTACTGGCGGTTTTACTGAGGTTGGTAATGCGATAGGTGCAGGGATAGATACAACGGCACAAGTAGTTGATAATGCTATTAATGCAATTAAGGCTATTGCCAATACACCACGCACAATGGAAGAAACTAATGCTGATGGTACAACTACATATTATCCGTTTGGTAAAGCTGACAATCCATACCAAGGTTTAGAACCACTAGGACAGGCATTACAAAAGGTACTTCCTACAAGTGTTGTTAGTAATACGGACAGATTGTTTCTATACAATAATGATACCCTACGTTATAACGAAGCAGTTAGAATGGGGAAAGTATTAGATATTGACCCTGATGTAATTATGCGTGGTGATGATAAAGCATTTGAACGTGCTGATTATTTATCAAGACGAGTTGAACGTGGCGCAGTATTACAAGATATATACGATGAATTTCCTGAACTATATAAAGTAAAATATGGTTCACAAGCGGAACAATTACAAGCAATCAACAATCTACAATCAATTCGTGCTACGAAATCTACGTTCGATGCAATTCAACAAGGTATTTGGTCTATGAACGATCAGATGAAGTTAGGTGATGTTGGATTTGAATTGGCACATACAAAAGACCCTGAACGTATTAACGAATTAACATCAGAAATGGAACGCTTGCAAAATAACTTACGCAACTACCGAACACCTGATGGAACTAATCCATTACAAGAAGTATTCGGACAAACGGCAGCACAAGCATACATGATGGGTAAACAAGGCGGTACAGGTGCAATCATAGGCGGTGCAATCGGTGCGGTAATTGGTGGTTTAACTACCGATGGTGTAGGTATAGGCGCAGGCGCAGCAACTGGTGCTAAATGGGGTGGCGGTGCTGACATGGCATATGAAATGTACAAAATGTCATTCGGTAACAAATACCTAGAACTCATTAATAAACGTGATGCAAATGGTAATAAAGTATACTCTAATGATGAAGCCTATAAATACGCTATGACATATGCTGCAGTTGATACAGGTATTGAAATGGCATCTACACGTTTCATGGTTAAAGGCATAGGTAAAGTAGCGCCTAAAGCGGTTATGTCAAAAGTATTACAAGGTGCTACAAGTGATACAATCGCAACATTCAATAGGGGCATTGGTACTACTGTTGCACAAATGGCGAAAGCATCTATTAAGGCTGGCGGTTCTGAATTAGTCGAAGAGGGCTTGCAAGACATTAACGAAAAATTTCAACATAACCTATACCGCAATGCTAATGACCCTGAGGGAGTATATTCCATAGGCGATATGGCAGTAGGTGCAGGCGGTGCAATGTTACAAGCATTACCAGCCGTAATTGGTTTAGGTGCAATTGGTGGCGGTATTAGTGGTATCCACACCATGAAAGCATTCCATGAATTTCAAAAGCTAACACCCGAAGAACAACAACAAGCCGTGATGGCCGAACAAAATCGAAATGGTAACGCTATCATGCAAGCATTGAAACAAGATGCATCGTCAAACAAAATGGCAAAAGAAAACCCTGAACTGTACGGAAAGATTGTACAAGCACAGGGCGATAATGTAGGTGTATCTACTGCATATGTAAATGTTAATGAAATGGCAGAAACAGAGCAAGGGCAACAAGCCATTAAGAACATGATTGATAGTGGTTTGGTAACGCAAGAGGAAGTATCAAAGAGTATCGAAGCTAACGCAGATATTCCTGTACCAATCGGAAAGTATGCACAGTTAAGCGGTGGCTTGACGGAAGAAACTGTAAAGGCATTAGAAGAAAGCACATATTTTACTCGTGGTGGTATGTCTATGAAAACCCTTGAACGTGCAAAAGCGGAAGTAGAAGCATTTAATAATAACCTAGTTGATGCTACCGAAAAGAAAGCGCAACGAGTTAAAGAAAGCATTATCCGTGATGAATTTGAAGATGCAAGCGATGTAGATCGTGAAGTACTAGACCAAGTTTTTGCTAATCCTACACAAGTTAAGCAAGCATACAATAACTTGTACAAAAACCTAGTGCAAGAGTATCGTGAAAACTACGCAAGCGACTTTGACAATATGGATACTGATATTAAAGAAGCTACAGCGAGCGGTGTAGAACCACAATGGCTAACTGATTATAAGTCTAACAACGGCGGTAAAGCACCACGCACGAATGCAGAACGTAGACGTGCAGCGTACCATTCTAGCGTAGCAAAAGCACAAACTGCATTCGCTGATAATGCGGAAGCACTTAACCAAAGCAATATCCATCATGCTGATATGGAACATACGCTACAACAAATTGAAAGCCTTGAGAGATTGCATGATAAGATTTTTGCGTTAGCAGATAACGATATAGCGTTACGAATGCAATTATCCAAGAGTGGCTATGAAGTGTACAACAAAGTTGTTAAAGCGATTGGCGAAAGTACCGATAGAAAACAACGTGAAACGGCAAAAGCTAATGCATTGTTGATGGCACAACATGCTGATGTAATGGCACAATATATGCGACAAATGGGCCGTGGTGGTTATACCGCTATGGATTATTTCCGTGATAGCGTGCGTATCAACATGAATGCTAAATTAGGAGAAAAAAGCGGATATGCACAACCACTAAATGTTGATGTTGACTTAAATCACAGATTACAAGTTGTTGATTTAACAAATCTTAAAACTAATCTAAAAACAGAAAAAGACATAATAGATTTATTTAAAAATACACCACCACAAGCGGTTATGATTGAGGATGGTAATGTCATTGTTTTACCACCTAATGATACTAATGGAATTAAACATATTCCATATGGTACGCAAAAAGGCAAAAAAATAGCGAATAAAAAAAGAAGAGTTGTAGAAGATATTGCAAATATATTGCAACATAGTGTATTGATTGATAGCTCACCTAACAATAAAATTGGCAGATCAAAATCTGGCATGAATGCTAATCAACGTAAATCGCAAAATAGAAAAAATACTATTGTTAATTACCACAATTTACTATCGGCAATTCGTATTAATGGCAATTATTATGCAGTTAGATTTGTAGCAGAAGAAAAACAAGGGCATTTAACAGTAGACCCAAGAACAGTTTATTTATACGATATAATTATGCAAAAAAGCAGTACTACTAGTCGCCCGACTCAGAGTGGCAATAGCCAAGCGGTCGGTCAAATGACCAGTAATACTGCTTTTGATACTATCAGTATAAAAGATATATTGAATGGAGTCAAGGACGGAAAAGGTGTTTTATATGTAGATAATAATGGAAATGGCAATTATTACACACAAACATATAATCAATCAGCATGGCATGGTTCGCCACATGATTTTGACACATTTGATTTAGGTGCTATTGGTACTGGTGAGGGTAATCAAGTACATGGTTGGGGATTATATTTTGCAAAAGATAAGAAAGTATCTAAGCAATATAAAGATGTATTGAGCAAATTACAAGGTTCTGACAAAAGCAGTTTATTTAAAGTTGAAATACCAAATGAAACAGAGTTATTACCAGAGCAATACCCCATTTCTGGATACGGCCGATATGTAAGAGATAGCTTGAAAAATGGATTGCATAAAATGTCAGATGAACAACTAGAACGTTTTACAAGCCTATTAATTAAATATCATAAAGATTCAATCATTGGTGATAAATGGGTTAATAAATACACGCACTTTATGGATGTTGGGTACATAATATCTGAACTGCACAACAAAAACAAAACAATAAATGACATCAATAAAATTCAAAAAAGAAATGTTGATAGATTTTTAAAAACAGTAGGCATTGATGAAGATATTGATACCATAGCTAGTAACGATGAACTATTAAAAAATGTATACGAAAAGTTTAGATATGAGTTATATCCAGAATACGAAAAAGAAAAACAATTAGAGCGTGAACGTGAAGAAAAAGTTATCTCGAACGTTAAGACTGATGTATATGGTGCATTAGAAAAAACAAATATTGTTGGTAAACAGTTATATTCGTTTTTATCTCATGCACTTGGTAATGATGAACATTTTAATCTTCATAACGTGAAAAATGCTAAAAAGGCTAGTGAATTTTTAAATAGTATCGGTATAAAAGGCATCTACTACGATGGCGAGCAAGACGGACGATGCTATGTAGTGTTCGATGATAAAGCAATCAAAGTTATTGAAAAGTACAACCAATC